AGAATAGCCCAGTTAGCTGTTATGAAGGTTGAACAAATAAAACCAGTAGTGGTTGACCAGTTTGAGCATGAAACAGAACGTGGTACAGGAGGCTTTGGTAGCACGGGAGAGTAGATGAACAAACGGTATGTGGGCACAGCTCGTAGGGATGGGGTTGAAAATAAAAAACCAAGATGGATTTTAAAGGTAACAGATACCGAAACCAACGAAGTAGTAGAGGAAACAGTTTTTCTACACATCAGTGCTGAAACTGCAATTTCTGAAGCCTTCAAGTTAGCTAGAAAATGGGGAAAATAAATGCTCAAATACATTAGAGATACAATAACACTAACACCTGAATTTGAATATTGGGATGAACCTGAAACAAGAGAATATAATGGGGTACAAGTGATAGGCAGACCCACGCGAGGATTTGGCGATAAACCTTTTGAATACGCAGGTAAGTTCATGGAACCTGAACCTTGGGACACCGACAATATGGAATTTTACAAGGCTGTAGCAGAAGACCTTGCGTCCCATGCTACAGGTAGAAAAGTTAAATTCACCTTTTGTTTATGTGGTCTGTATAAATCAGGCTACGTCACTATCCCACACCACTCAGATACGGTGCCCACGTTAGATGATGTAGTATTGTCCTTTTCTTTTGGTGCTCCTAGAGTATTTGAATGGAACCAGTATGTGGAAGACATTAAAGAAGAGAGTAACACCAGTAAGATAAATACTGGTGAGACCACCGTAGACGAAACAACAAGATACTTGTTAAATCATGGGGATGCATTGATTTTTAATGGTCGTTCTCAGATGAGAAGTACTCACGCAGTACCTAAGTTAGAAAATGTCGGGGAAAGAATTAACCTGACATTTAGGTCTGGTCTTTAAGTCTCCGCATTATCATCGTCAAGGTACACAATACACCACCCTGCAATAGCAAATATTGCTACAGCACCTAAGAAATATAGTATATCTTCCATTATTCCTCCCTCACATTTCCATGAACTACACGATAAGCTCTCTTTAGGAACTGGAGCTTGGTTAGTGTAGTAGCATTGGTCATTAAACCGATATGGTCTTTAACCTCTTGCGCACTAATTGGAACGGTGTACCCTCCATTTTCATCTTTGCGTAAAAGACTGCGGTCTTTACCCATTATTTTCATGCGAGTATAAAAGTCTTTCCAGTTATCCTCGGTGATTGAGCTCATACCTACTGCCGAACATGCCCAGATAAGATGGTCTAGCACCTGTGTCATATAGCCCAGTGGGTTCCCTTCATCGTCAAAAGTGCCGTCGGGTTCAAAAACCTTAGTGCTTTCTTTTACTTTGCTGTAATCATAATTTAATGGCATTACTCCTCCTTAGTTAAACAGTGTAGATGATACTTATCTTTCGTCACAGGTTCCCAGTATATAGGGACACCTGCGGGAAAACAGCAGGTACAGTAGCTACACTTTCCACTGTACTTTGCCTTAATGATCTTATGTTTGGGACGCGTGTATATTTTATTCATCAATCTCCCACTTATTGTCCATGGTGTAGTAATAATTCTCAAAGAGTTCTTTACCGTATTGCTCACCAAATGGTCCACCACTAGCAAATAGGTCACCACCTTCCCAAAAACGAATAGGTGTAGCAACACTAGGTATTCGCAGGTCAAATAGTTTGTCTCGATCATATACTGGGTCTTCTGCCCATTTTACAAACTGCTCGTTCATATCTTCTATTATAGCTATACCATCTTCCAGAGTACCAGCCCCAATGACATAGAAGCGAGGTTTATCAGGATCATAACCGCTAGGGTGTAGAGTAAACTCGTATATTTTATTCATGGTGTCCACCTTCCTTCAATTGCGGTGGGGTCGGGTTCCCCATCTATTGTTCCAGCTTCCATATACTCTACTTTCCCGTTTAATTCAGCAGTTATATCTCCCCCTTCAAACATACCCATAGGTACTTTGTCATAGGGTTTGGGCAGAGTGAAATAAGGTTCGTCTTGACGTATTTTGCCATCCTTGTCAGGTTTATACCAGTCCTGATACCTTGTTTCTAACTCTTTATCCATTTTGGCAATTAAATCAGCTCCTTCTTTTAATGTACCTTTACCAAACACAAATATATTCTTTTGCGTATAGACTTTAAACTCGTAGACTTTAGTAGGAGTCTTCATTGAACTCTTTTTGCATTTGTATCGCCTCTGCGTAGTCGCTGCCAAAGGTGTCCCTATTAAACTGATAGTCCTTTGCGTCTTGTACTCCTTTAGCGTACTCGGGATCTTGCATTAACTTCTCGTGTTGTCGAGAAACTGCCTTACCCCCATTCATTTCTGTATGACACTCACCTTGGTGGATTACTCCAGTTCCAGGTTCCCACCAGACCTCTTCATTGCGCTCGGTTTTACCGCCACAATGCTGGCATTTGCCAGGATATCTTGCGTAAATTAATTTCATTACACTTTCCTTTTTAGTTGTTGATAAACAGCTCTGCCGCACTTAGGATCCAGGAATATGGTGGGGTGGCGTTTTTCCACCCCATCCTTATCCTTGTACATACTTTGTACATGCTTAGCTTCCGTACAGTCCACTCCCCCTTTACGGAGGGAGCGTCTGAGTTCTTTTGCTTTCTTAGCGTTCATGAGTCATTCCTTATACGCACATACTCGGTTAACGCACTTTGAAAGCTACAGCCGTGTTTGCTGATAGCGTAGTAAGTGAACTCGTCCGAGCGGTGAGTTTTGACTATATGATATTCACCAGCTTGATTATAGTAAGCATCAGGAGTATTATAGACCGTTGACCAGATCTTTTCTTCCTTCTTCTCACCATTCTCGTCCCACTGTGTAGGTAGGTCTGATGGCTCATCTGTTTGGTATGTTTCGTTGAAGTAATAACCATATTCCGTAGCTTGAGATCTTATAAGCACCTCAAGCAATGAATAGATAACTTTTACCTCTTGCTGAACTAAAGGATAATCTTCTAGAGTTTCCCAGTCCCACATCTCGGGCATAAAGACACCATCTTCATCCGAGCTTTTATACACATACCAACCATCTGAGTTGGCAACCTCTGAATTTTCCATAAGCATTCTCCGCTTAATTAAACAATGTATAAGTTATTCAACCTATACTACCTATTATACTAGCGACTAAACGACTCTAAAGCGAGTTGTTTAAGCACTTCTAACGTACCAAACGGGAAGATCTTCACCTTGGATTTGAATAACCTTTTCGTCTTCCACCGTTGTTATGACTATAATTTCATGATTACTGAGTTTGATAGGCTCTTCTTCCGTACCCTCAGCCAAGAGGTCGAACTCCCATTCGCTATACTCCTCCCAAAACCTATCTTCAGCCTCAATATCATTTTCATTGATTTCGTGGCTCCCAGTACATAGCACTTCGCCATACATATCATCGACATCTAGTAATTCCCTAACCTTTTGAGTCAGCTCTTCGCTACCGTCGAGAGATTCTTTTTCTAGTGATACTTTAAACCAGATCATACATCCTCCGATTGTTAAACACATTGTTAATAAACTATTTATTAACCATACTATTATACTAACGACTAGGTGATTGTAAAGGAGTTGTAACTACTTTACAAAGTTAGTAAGTGCTTACTTACTTGACTGTTTTAGTGGGCACTCAATATATAGTTAGTGATCACTTACTTGCTAGATCGACTAAACTCGTTCATAAGTAAAGAGGAATGGGCTATTGGTATATAGGGTTGCGTAAAAGAAATAATAAAAATGTAAAAAAGGGACAGTTTAGCCAATAGCCCAATAGCTTTTGATTAGAAATGTAATAAACAAAAGGAGTAGGGATATATTGAGCTGGGTTATTAGCCGAGTATTGGTGGAATTGGGGTAATAAGTGAGTAGTGTATTGGTAATAATGCATGATGATGACGTGTGTTGTAAAATAGAGTGTTTACTTTTAAACAGTGGTCCATATATAATAGAACTCTGGTACTCAACTAGGTTTTCCTTGTTTCGGAGGAAAACAAGGAAAAGATACAGATGTCGAGAACAAAAGGATCGGGAACTCTCACCCCTCAACAAGAGAAATTCGCTAGGAACGTTGCCAAAGGCATGAATAAAACGCAGGCTGCCATTGCAGCTGGGTATTCGGAGAAGAATGCTCAACGTGCTGGTACTATGCTTGCCAGTAAGAACAATCCTAAGGTACTTGACCGCATCATTACTCTTCAAGAGCGTGCAGCTTACCGAGCAGGACTGGACCTCGGAACTCATTTAACAGATTTGAAGGATATTCGTGATGGGGCAGTGCGTAATGGGGCTTGGTCTGCTGCGGTTACCGCAGAGGTCAGTCGTGGAAAGGCAGCAGGCTTGTATGTGAACAGGTCGGAGCTCACAGTTAACAAGGTGGAGACCATGAGCAAGGATGACATTCTTGCCAGAATGCAACAGTTATATCATGAGACTGGAGGAATTTTGCCTCCTGGAACTGTAATAGAGGGAGAGAGCACGACGCTCGACGATTAGACATAGGATCCCCCTTGGTACACAACTTTCGCAGAACCAATTATCGGCGAGTTAGGGAGGTCTAGGACCTCCCGACTCTAAACTCTAGCCCTCAGGATCGAAGTTAGGACCATCAACAATCACTAGGTAGCGACAGGTGACGATGTCATACTTCAGATCTGCCCAGTCAAAGTATTGAGACTCAACACATTCGCGTAGAGTTTTGCCGTCGGCAAACTCCGCACGCTCGTGGTGTTTTCTCGCTTGAGCTTTGACAAGACGCGACTCGTTTATCGCAAGGATTGAGTCCATATATTCAGACATTTGAGCCTGAAATTGAGACCCACGACCTTGAGATTTGCGAGTAGCTTGAGCGACTAGAACTTCAAGAGCAGACTCTAGATCAGGGTCACCAGCGATGGCAACTCCGACTAGTTCTTGAGCATCTTGAAGACTCGGCGTTTTAGCTTGATCTTCTTTCATTACATTTTCCTTATAATGATTTAAACACACCCCAGCAGCCAGGACTGGGAATTAAGAAACTCATTTACTTAATACCCATTATACGCCTGAATAGGTGAAAGTAAAGGGCTTTGTTAAGATTGCCAAATGTTTCTATAAGGCGTGCCATTGCGTGCAATTGGTATCGCTTGCCATTGCCAAAAACGCAATACTACATTACAATATACCAATGCCCAATGCCCTATACCTATATACTATTACATTCTAGAATTCGGGCTAAAGGGTAGCGAGAGAATCTCGATTTTTAGACGATCTCTCCCCTCGGGTTGTTTTCACCCCGATTAATCAGCGGTTACTGATTCTACTCTTTAGCTTCTAGGATCTAGTAGATAGCCTTGTCTAATATCGTAGAGAATGTCAGCTATACGGTAACTACCGTGTGGCTGGTTCACTACTTTAGTCATGGCATCTGCTACGCATTTCCCGTCAGCTTGATCAACTCTTTCAGCAATGTAAACAGCTTGAGCATCTTTAGGACCACGGTTAAGAACCATGTGATCTTCAAGACCTTTTCTGTTTACGGCTTTGGTGTTGACTTTAGTGAATACATTTAAGCATTCACCTAGTTCAGCATCGTCGCCTATTGCCTTCAGGAGTCTGGCCTTGGCTTCGTCTCTGGTAAGAGATTGGGCTTTGGCTTTAGCTTGAGATTTACTCATTAGCATTTTCCTCGCTTAAAGCGTTAAACACACACGCCTAAAAAGGCGCAACCTAATACTTTTAAAAAACCCACCTTTTAAAAAGGTAAGGTTATATTACTACTTTACTTTATAAAAGTAAAGGGGTTTAAGTAACTATTTTTATATAGCCTTTAAATAAGGTTAAATAAAGTTATATAAAAGGTTAAAAGGTTAGTAACGTTTTACTAAACTTAGTTAAAACCCCCCTACCCCCCCTATATATAGGTAGCTTTTAGGCACGTATCCGCCTGAGTTTTTCAGACCCATTTCCATAAATATTTTCCATGGAACTTTGATACAGCTTTACAGTTCCTTTATTCGGGGTTATCATGGTAAAAAATTGCTGCAAAATTTTTATGGAAATTGACAAAGAGCTTTGGGAACAGCTACCAAAAGAAATACTCCAAGAGTACCTCGAACTCACAGAAAGGTTAGGAGAACTTAACGAAGTTGAACAATGTGAGCAGAGTTTTTTAACCTTTGTCAAATCTCAGTGGCCACAGTTTATCGAGGGCAGTCATCACAGAATAATGGCTAACGCCTTTGAACGGATTGCGAGCGGGAAGCTAAAACGTCTCATTATCAATATGCCTCCTAGGCACACTAAATCGGAATTTGCTAGTCATATGTTACCAGCGTGGCTCGTGGGGAAAAACCCAGGACTCAAGATTATTCAAGCTACGCACACGGCAGATCTAGCTGTCAAGTTTGGACGTAAAGTCAGGGATCTGTTTGAAATGTCCAGTTATCAGGCAGTATTTCCCGACGTCATGCTGCATCCTGATAGTAAGGCAGCAGGAAAATGGGAAACTCGGTCAAAAAAGAATCCTAAAATACTCGGGGAATATTATGCGGTCGGTACGGGAGGTGCTATCGCTGGTAGGGGTGCGGACTTATTTATAATAGACGATCCCCACTCAGAACAAGACGCCATGTCTAAAACTGCCTTGGATGAAGCGTACGAATGGTACACTTCTGGACCACGGCAGAGGCTACAGCCAGGAGGAGCTATAGTTATAGTCATGACGCGATGGTCGGTGCGTGATTTAACAGGTCGTTTAATTAAGGATATGGGTAAAGGTTTAAAAAACGATCAATGGGAAGTCATCGAACTACCTGCTGTTTTACCCAGTGGAGAACCAGTCTGGCCAGAATACTGGTCTAAGGAAGAACTTGAAACGATCCACGCAGCATTAGGCAAAGGTCCAAAATGGTACGCTCAATACATGCAGAAACCCACGGCAGAGGAAGGAGCACTTATTAAACGGGAATGGTGGAAATCATGGGAACAGGATAAACCGCCTAAATGTGAATATATTATTCAAAGTTATGATACCGCATTCTTAAGAACTCAAACCAGTGACTTCAGTGCGATTACTACGTGGGGTGTATTTTATCCCGAAGGCAGAATACACGAGGAAATGTACACAGGCGATGTGGCTCATTTAATTCTCCTCGATTCCGTAAAGGATAGGCTAGAGTTTCCCGAACTAAAAAGGAAAGCCCTCGAACTGTACGAATACTGGGAACCCGATACTGTAATTATAGAGTCTAAGGGAAGCGGAACTCCACTCACTCAGGAATTGCGTAAGATTGGGGTACCTGTGCAGAATTTTACTCCGAGCAAGGGATCCGATAAAGTAGCCCGAGTGAATTCTTGTACGCCCTTGTTTGAATCGGGCATGGTATGGAAGCCCGACAAACCATGGGCTGATGAAATGATAGAAGAATGCGTAGCTTTTCCTGCAGGAGACCACGATGACTTGGTGGATAGTATGAGTCAGGCGATTTTGCGATTTCGTCAGGGTGGTTTTGTCCAACTAGCTTCCGATTATGAAGACGACTACGAAAGTTTTCGTGAACGGAAAATGGTTTACTATTAATAGCAGTTATTATAAAGTGAGGTACCATTGTGGCTATTGAAAAAGAACTAATTACAGTTCCTTTGGGAGAAACAGAAGCAGTTCCTCCTTTTCCCGAAGAAGACATTGAAATAGAAGTCGAGGACGATGGTTCTGCTTTAGTGGATTTTCAACCCGAAGTAGAATCTCCTCAGACTAATTTTGAAGACAACTTAGCAGAATATTTAGACGATGATTCCCTAGGCAAATTAGCCAGTGAACTAACAGGTTACTATGAAGAAGACAAAGATTCTAGAAGTGATTGGTACACTGCGTTTGCTAACGGTTTAGATTTATTAGGAATAAAACAAGAAGAACGTACTCAACCATTCGAGGGAGCCAGTGGAGTTAACCACCCCTTATTAAGTGAAGCAGTCACGCAATTTCAATCTCAAGCCTATAAAGAATTACTCCCAGCAGGAGGACCAGTCACCACGCAAATAGTAGGGGACGATAACCCCGAAGTGATGCAACAATCACAGCGTGTAAAAGAATTCATGAATTATCAGATTACGCACGTCATGGAAGAATAC